TTTCGAGAGTGAAAAAGAGCTTGAGACTCGTTTTTTTTGCTTTATTAGGAAAATAACACCCGACAACCTTATAAAGATCGAGTGTGAGGACTTAATGTTTAAATTAAAACAAGAGCCTGTCACAAAGTCTTTCAAAAAAATAAAATTATCTCTGTTTTTGGCTGAATTAACAACGGAAAAGTTTAAGGCTGTTGACGCAACTCTTGGAAAATTCAGGATTTCAAGATCAACTGTTGTAAAAGTACTTGACGAATTACAAAAGTCTTACGGATTAATATCTTATATTAGAAACAAGGTTTTGAGAGTTGGTCTTGCTTACTATCCAGACGAGTCAAAAAATATTGAGTTGCATATTGACGGAGAGAAAGGAAACACAGCTGACAATAGTCTTGAATTTATAGACAGTAACGAGCTGCAAATTGTTGTAAAAGGGTCGTCAATGCAATCAAACAATAAGATTGTTGAGCGTTGGGCGTATTACAATAGTGATAAAAAATTAATTTTAACCTCAACAGACCCAAAAAAAGGAGAAACGGACACTCTGAGCGTTCCTTTGCAAACGGCTGACCAGTTAGACGGTTTTATCACTCAAAGACTTGAGAAACGTCTGTCAACTGGAATAACAGGAACAGTCACAGCATTTCTTGAGCCTATTGTTTCACATGGAGACGTTGTTGACTTAAAATCAAAAAAGTTTCCAGAAAAAGAGGGCAAATACTTAGTAAAAAGAGTAAAAACGTCAATGACGGTTTCTGGAGGAGGTCGTCAAGAGATTGAGCTTGATATTAAAAAATAAAAATGAACATTAGAGAGGCAATAATTAAAATCGTTGAGGACGGTCAAAATTTTGAGATTTATTCAAAGGTTTGCAAGGTTGTTTCTGTTGATAAAGACTTGAACACTTGTGACGTTGAGCCTCTTGACGGAGACGCTGAGCTTTTGGACGTTAGACTGACAGCAACAGAGGAAAATCAAACAGGATTTCTTGTTTATCCAGACATTGACTCAAGCGTTATTGTTACCTTTTTAGATAAGGACACGGCTTTTGTGTCTATGTGTACGGAAGTTGAGGAGGTTGTTTTCAATGGAGGGACAAACGGAGGTTTGATAAATATTGAGACTCTTATTTTGGAACTTAACAAAAATAACACTATTTTAACGGCTATAATTCAAGGATTTAGTACATTTACACCTACTCCAGCAGACGGAGGAGCTGCATTAAAAGCATTAATGATCTCAGCCCTATCAAGTTTGCAGCTTGGAGACTTTTCAGCAATGGAGGACGAAAAATTTAAGCACTAATGACACAAAGAGACGACATACTTTTGACAGACTCGGAGGAGTTACAGTTTTTGAATGGAGACTTTCTTTTTGGTGTTTCAGACCAGCAACACGTCCAGCACATTTTGAAAGCAAATAAGGGTCATTATTATCAAAACCCTTTGATTGGCTTAGGTTCTGTTGATTTAATCAATGGAGACATTGACAGAGACTTTTTAAAGCAACAAATTAAACTACAATTAAAATCTGACAGATACCGACCTTTGACAGTTGATATTGACTCAGATTTCAACGTTTTTATAAATGCCGAACCTTTAACAATATGAGCGTTTTAAAAGTACAAGAGGGACAAAATATCTTTGACATTGTTTTGCAAGAGTTTGGAGAGCTTGAGCAAATCGGTCAATTTATGGCTGACAACTCAACTTTATCAATAAATGACGAGCTTGTTTCTGGTCAAGAGGTTGAAATAAATTCTGAAAATCTTGGAAATATTGACGTAAAAACAAAATTTATCAAATTAAGTTTTGTAACTAATAATAAAGACGCTAACTTTATCGCTTCGTTGCAAGATCAATATCAGTTCCAGAATGGAGACGCTTTTGACTTCCAAAACGGAGACGCTTTTAACTTTAATTAAATGAGCTTTTTAACAGATAGACCAATTGGAACAGTAATAAGTTTAAATGATAAAGTCCACGTTGTTGACGTTGACGACTTGACTGACTCTCCCTTTGGAACGTCCAAACAATACACTTTAAGTCAAATAAAAACAATCCTTGACTCTGATAATCAAGATTTAGAGAATGTTTTGTCTAATGGATTTACAACTGGAGCAAACGACATCTCGATAAATGACGGACAAAAAATTATTAATGGGTCAGGAAATAGCTCGTTAGAACTTAGTAGTTTTGGCTTTGATTTTGTAACATTGAGAGGAAATTTACCCTCTTTACTGTTGACGGATTTCGGTGTCAGTATTAGCACTGATTTCGCTTATACACAAAACAACCGCTCTGAATGGTTTATTTCGGGAAATGAGGTTTACATAACTCTTGGCGACACATTAGCCAACAAGACAGGTACATTCTACATTCTAAACAACGAATCGGCTGACAAGTCGTCTCCTTTTAACACTCCTAATTTTCCAGCGGAGATCGCATCTCAAAACTTTAATTTTAAACAAGGTGTTGTTAATGCTTTTGTTGGAGGTGGGTTGGATGTTATTGTAAAAACAAATAACACGTCTTACTCAAATAAATTTGGATTTAATTCTGGAGAGGCTTTTGAAACTATATTAAACTACACAACCGCAACAGCAAACAATGTTGCTACATTACAGAACGCGAGTGGTACTATTGCTTATTTAAGCGATATAACAGGAGGAAACTCTTTTTATTCGGCTGACGACACTGTTGGAGCTGGACGGATTGCAACCTTGACTGACACTTTAGAGATTAGCAAGACAACTCAAAAACTAACAATAGGAGGAGCGTCATTTTTAGATATTGAAGTCGCTCAAGGAACTGGAAATCCTTTATCTCTTTATCAAAACAGGGTTGGAGGTGCAAACAATGGGGACTTATCATCTTTTGGCTTTGCTTTTAATGACAGTTCAGGAGTCAGGAGGTCAGTAATGCCGATCACGGCGCGAGTTGTGTCAACTGCGGTGTCAAGCGTTAATGCATCTTTAAACTTTACAGAACATTTAAAGGTTGATTTTAACGGAGAGGTCATAATCAGTCCGTTATCACTAACAGCGTCAGCAAGTGCGCAGTTTGAGGTTAGAGGTCAATCAGGAGTTTCAAACAATATAACATCTCTTTTTGTGACTCCAGCAGCAACATCATCACAAATTGCAATTGCAGCTTCAAACGGCTCTCAAAATTTGTTCCTTATTCAAGGAGACGGAAAGTTGATACACAATAGAGATAACTTGGCAACGGCTGACCTTCAACATAAAGGATTTACAGACATAAATCTTTTTTACTCTGACGCTGGTCTTGACCGTGTTGGAATAGGAACGGCAACGGCTCAGATAAGCTCTAAATTGACAATTACTGGAGACACTGAGACGCTCGGAAATACAAACGGTTTTATTGTCTTAGACAGAACAAACGCGACAAGATACAGGATTTATTCTGACGGAGGGGTTTTAAGTATCGAAGTCGCATAAAAAAATAAAAACTTAAATTAAAAAAAATGTTAAAATCTTACACAATAACACAAGACGGGAAAAGCAAAGGAAACACTATTTCTCAACCTTTTAAAATAGAAATTCATAAAATGGACTATATTTCTGCTCATCAATCTGGAATAAATAAATTAGTTGTTCACACTTGCACCATAAACGGAGGCAATCACAGCTGTTCAAATGATGATATTGAGAGCGTTTTTGTGACTGATTTACCAGTTATGTCATCGAGTAAAAACTCAGATTTGTCAGATTTTGAAACGGTATTGCAAGAGAAATATCCAAACAATTGGTCTTGAAAATAATTTAAACTAAATAAAACGCAACAACATGAAAAAAGAAACAACAAAAGAAGAGACAAAGATTCCAAAAATTGAGGAGTTAAAACAACAAAGAGAACAGGCGAAAGAGCTTTTTATCAAACTTTCTGGAGCAATCGAAATACTAGAATTGATTGAACAGGAAAAATAATTCAAACAATGGCTAGGACAATTTCCGAAATATACGATTCTATAATCACAGAGAAGCAAACAATGACCTCTCTAAATGATTTACAGCCTAATATTGACAGCTCACAAGATTTATTGACCGATTTAACAAGCTCGTCAAAAGTTGCCGTTTGGCGGCTTTGGGCTTTTATTACAGCCGTTGCAATTAATGTCTTTGAGATTATTCATGACCAGCATGTTGCTGCAATTGAACTCAGAGCGACTCAAATTCCAACAGGGACAACAATCTGGTATCATGAGCAATCTTTATTGTTTCAGTTCGGAGACGTTTTGTCTTGGAACGGTATTCAATACGTTTATGATCCAATAACTCCAGCAAATAGAATTGTATCTCTTGCATCTGTTGTGGATCAAGGTTTTCAAGTTAGAATCAAAGCCGCGAAACTCTCTGGAGGTTTGCCAGTTGCTTTGTCTGTTGCTGAGTTGTCCTCGTTTGAGGGTTACTGGAATCAAAAAAGGTTTGCTGGAACGGCTATGCTCGTAACTTCAACAGCTGGAGACGACATTTTTACTGATTATTTTATAAAATATGACGCTTTAATTTTAGCACCTGACGGCTCTCTTTTGAGTAATCCTTTAATTTTTCCAGTCGAGGACTCGATTGAGCTTTATATTAGGAATTTACCTTTTGACGGTGTTTTGTCGTTGATGCAAATGACTGACGCTGTTCAGAGTGTTTCTGG